CGACGAAGGTTGGCCAAGGAGATGTAGCTGTGTCAGTAGCAGCCGTGCAAGTAGACACTACTGCACTTATCCAGCTTGCTGCTGACCAATTAGGCCAGATAAGCAACGCAGGCAACGTGTTTTATTGCGACAGCAATGCCTCTGGTTCTGGAACTGGTACGAGTTGGACTAACGCAGTGACAACCATTAAAGCTGCCGCGCTTAAGTGCGCGTCAGACAATGGCGACGTTCTCTTGGTTCATCCTGCTCATGCAGAGACTTTAACTGCCAGCGATGCAGTGGACATTACGAGAACTGGTCTTAGAATCTTCGGTCTTGGTATTGGCGAAAGTCGCCCAACTCTGACTTACACCGCGAATGGCGAGTTTGTATTTGGTGCTGATGACGTAGAAATTCACGGCTTCAACTTCATAGCTGGCAACGCTGTTGTCCATGCTATTGATATTGAGGCTGGTTTTGAAAATTACGTTATTAACGACTGTAGATTCTGGACAACCAGTGTAAACACCGATGAGTTTATCGACTGTATTGATATAGCGGCAGGTAGTGACAATGGCAAAATCACTAATTGTGAATTTGAAATGGGTGCTGCGTCTGCTGTGTCTGCTATTAGCCATATTGGTTCAGACTTTACGGAAATCTCCGGCAATCTATTTTCTGGAGATTTCTCAACGGGCTGCATTGAAGATGCTACAACCGCCTCTATCTGGATGATTATTAAGGATAACATCATCATACAGGGCGACACGGCTGGCGCACTTAACGCAGTAGCAGCTATTACGCTGAAAGCCGACACATCAGCGGTGATTATAGACAACAAGATTTTCACTGGTACAACCAAGGCTGGTTCTATTATTGCGACTGTCGGTTATTTGGCAGGAAATAGTCATAACGGAGCAGCGGCAAGTCTTGTTGCGGGCCAATCATATTCACTAACGATGAATATGGGTGCCGCTAACGATGATGATTTGTTTGATATTGTCGGTGGGCCAATTTTGATAACCAGTCTGAGTTTCTATTGTACAACTGATGTTGCATCGACGAATACTTGGACAATCAAGTTGGACCACGTTGATAAAGATGTTGAGTTTACCACAGCAGTTGATGTAGCTGCGGCAAATGATGGTGACCGAATAATATTTTCGGCTGCAAATCCATCTGTAATATCAATATTAGCTCTAACTGATAATGTTGGTAGTGGAAACCCGATGATACCTTGGTTTTGTCCTGAAGGAATGTTAGAAGTTGTTAATGATGATAGCACCCAAGTTGGTGTATTCGACGTTTACATTACTTTCATCCCTCTCGCGGATGGTATCACAGTTACAGCACAGTAAGTTTTAACGGGAGTGGCTTTCGGGTCACTCCCATATTTGAAAGGTTATAATATGAATAAATATGCTGGTAAAATTACCGTTACATTGCTAGTGGCTATCGGACTATTTACTTTATCTTTATGGAGTCCGGCACATGCAGTGCCTCGCGCCCCAGACAACGCGGTACGAACGGTAACAATGGGCTCTTTGTTCACTACTGCTGTAGATCAGATGTTTACTGTGTCCGGCGGGCCGATTGAGATTGTTTCTTTATTCGGTGAATGTACGACTGCGATTGGAACTGTTGGTGCTACGGTAATACAACTTGACGCTACTGCCGGCACTAACTATGACAGAACTTTTAGTACAGCGGTAGATATAGATGCTCTTGCTGTCGGCGATCTAGTAAGGTTTACTAACGCCATAGACGAAGGTGTTCTTAATATTGATGCCAACAAAGGTGCTGGACAAACTTTAAGCTGGATGTGTTCTGTTGGTGAAATTGAACTAAACCCCTCCACTACATCTACGGGTGCAGTAACGTGGTATATGTCGTACCGCAGGTTGGTTCCTGCCGCAAGAGTAACTCCTAACTAAGAGGTGTATAATGAGCATGACCGACAACGCAGCAAATATAGCCGCTTGCAATCAGTCATTAGGTCTGTTGGGCGCAACCGAGATAACGGTAGGCGGCACGACCGATCAGAACCACATATACTGCACGACATTCTTTGACGATGCAAGGGATGAAATTCTGGCTAATCATAGATGGAACTATGCCAAGAAACGTGCATATATAGTAGAGCGATCAAACGATCCATTATTCGGATATGACAAACAATATTCTCTACCGGACGACTGGATAAGGGTCTGGGAAATAGAGGAAGCCCCCGAAGCTGAATGGGAAGTCGAGGGTGATCTTCTTCTCACAAATGAAGGAACTGCGCCTTTGTCTTACGTTGTTAGCGACTCTTATATAGTTGGTCAATTTATTACGTCCGATACGTCTGGCAGCGATTTAACTTACGAGGTAGACACTGCCTTTACTGCAACTGTAGAGGCTACTGACATAGCGGCGAACTGCACTTCTCAAGGCGGCGACTTTCAGATTCTATCTATTGAATATGTCTACCGAAGAACCGACGTAGACGCATGGCCGATCTCGGCAAGACAGGCACTTATTATTAACCTTGCCCGTATGCTTGCTCCTGCTATCAAACAAAACGAAGATGCCAGCCTGAAACTTCAGTCCATGCTTTATGGTGGGCCAAAAACTACCGGATACCTTCAGATAGCCAGAACAATCGACGCACAAGAAAGCGGTATAATGTCCGTAACGACAAGAACTCTTTTGACTTCAAGGCGGACAAGGGGGGGTTACTATAAGTAAAATACTTACAATATTCCTATTACTGTGTTCGTTTGTTTTAGCTGACAATCCATACAGAACACTGAACAACTTTAACGCAGGTGAGTTGTATCTGCTAAACGCAAGGGAGGATTTGGCGAAGTTTCAGTCCGGTTGCTCTATCATGGAGAATCTCATTCCCATCCCGCAGGGAGCGGCAGAGAAAAGACCTGGCACTAAGTTTATAGCGGAGGTAAAAACATCTTCGCTCAAAACTCGGCTGTTGCCTTTTGAGTTCTCTACGTCGCAATCATATATCATCGAGGTTGGCAATCAATACCTGCGGTTCTATACTGACGGGGCACAGCTTAGTCAGACCTCAACAACCGATAATCTACAATCCATTGACGGACTTATAGCACACTGGCCTATGGAGGAAGATGATAATAACGCCGTAGCTAATGATAGTGCGGGCGCAGAAGCGTTTATAGGTACGCTTACAGATGGAACATCAAACGTGAATACATCTGTAGTTGCCGCTACAGGTATTGTAGGTTCTGGTAGCTTTGACTTGGATGGACAATACGTTGTAGAGATCGGAGATCACGCTTCATTGAGCTTTGGTAACGGGTCAAGTGACAGTGCATTTAGTGTTTCTGCGTGGGTGTTTTACGAAAGCGGAACACAACAAAATCCGATTGTTGTAAGTAAATGGGACGCGACAACTGGCTCGACCGTACAGGAATGGCATTTTGGCATGGCTGGTGGGAAACCACAATTCACCGTAGCCGATGATTCTGTGCCGACCAGCCTTCAGAGAACTGCTGATGACGCTTTATCCGATGGCTGGCGTCATATAGTAGTGACGTATGACGGAAGTGGTGGAGTAGACGCTGATGATGGCATGATTCTTTATGCTGATGGCAGCCTTGTAGCTTCCACGGGGACAGGCCCTAACAATAATTATGTAGCAATGGAAGACACGGCAACAGAGGTGATTATAGGAGCTTTTATTGGAACCGGAGGAACGATAGATAGAATAGTTAGTGATAAAGTTGACAGCGTATCAATATTTAATCGAGTTTTAACCTCAACAGAGGTGGCCGAAATCTTCGCAGGTAACTTCATATACGAAATTAAGTCTGCGTATCTCACGGCAGACATCCCTTCTTTGAAACTTGAACAATCGGCGGATGTGTTATATATTACACATCCGTCTTATGAGGCAAGGGAACTTTCTCGCTTTGGAGATACAGACTGGGTATTAAGGGTGGCTAGTAGAACTACTGGCCCGTTTAGAGGCCAAAATATTGACACTACGAAAACGATAACCGCTTCTGCTACAACCGGAAGCGTCACCCTTACCGCTGTAGGACATTCACCTTTCGTAACGGGTTCAACCGCAGGACATGAACCGAGCGGGAACCTGTCATCATCTAAGAGCCAGACAGGCGCATTGTTTAGACTTGTCTATCCAATAGATGAACTTGAGTTCAAAGAAGAACTCGAAAGCGACTTTGCCGCAGGTCAAGTAGAAGATACGAGTTGGGTAGATTGCGGTATTCTATACAAAGGCGCAGAGTGGACTTTAGTTACCGGAGATACATGGTTTGGTACAATAAAGGTTCAAAGGAATTACACCATCGGAGCAGCCGTTGGTAATGGAGGAGACGAGGGTGCATCTGTTGGATGGGAAACAGTCTTTCCCTTTTCTTCTGGGGCAGGGGCAGCGGTTAGTGCCCGTAATGTTTCTACTACCGGCACAGAGGACGATGGTGATGCTCAGTATAGGGTTATTTACGCAGACGAAATAGCAGACGATACAGTTAGTGTTTACTTCTCAACTGACCAAACTGAACACATTGGCATTGTAGAAATAACCGCTGTCGCAAGCACTACTTCGGCTACAGCCACGGTTGTAACGACTCTCGCCTCAACTGACGCTACCTACAAATGGTCTGAGGGTTCATGGAGTAATTTCCGGGGCTGGCCTCGAACGGTAACTTTCTTTGAAGATAGGCTCATGTTCGGAGGTAACATCAATCAACCCGATACGATATGGGGATCTGTAACAGGCGACTACGCGAACATGGAGGCTGGGCCGGACGACGACGAAGCAGTTATATTTACCCTGTCCTCAAGACAAGTAAATGTGATAGAGTGGATGGTAGGTAAGGATAAACTCCTGATAGGTACGTCCGGTGCGGAATGGACTATTGCGGGCGGAACAGACGAACCCTTAACTCCATCTAATGTAATTGCAAAGCAGCATTCCACTTATGGCAGTGCGAATCTACAGGCCAACCTTGCTAATGAGAGCGTTCTATTCTTCCAGCGTGGCGCAGAGAAGATGAGGGAGCTTGCCTATAACTGGGAGCTTGATTCTTACGTTGCTCCCGATATGACAATACTGGCAAACCTTGTTACCAATACAGGCATAACAGACACAGCGTACCAGCGAACGCCAAACTCGATTCTATGGACTACGCGGACTGACGGCGAAATGCCTATCTTCTCTTATGAGCGAGCAGAGAACATAACTGCATGGTCGAGAATGATAACGCAAACCAACCTTGCGGGGACACTTACCGATTCTGATATTGAGTCCGTAGCAGTGATAAATGGTAGCCCTGAAGATGAGGTGTGGGTGATAGTCGAACGAACCATCGGTGGTGCTACAGTAAGGTATATTGAGCAATTCCAGCCCAGAGATTTCGGCGACTCCACTGATGCTATATTCGTGGATTCATGCGTGACATACGATTCTACTGCTTCATCGGCAATGA